ACAACAAAACCTCTGGTACTTGACAAAATAAAAAATCCTGGTATAATTGGGTTGTGCCCGTTCAGATATATAATACATTATAGGTTACTAAATAGTTGAGTACATATAGGGAATCTCTATGAATATTACTCAACCAGTAAACAATAACTTTCTATCACCACTTGGTTACAAGTTTAGTATAGACAAGTTACCAACCTTTAACTACTTTGTTCAAGCAGTTAAGGTTCCAAGAGTTACATTACCACCAGTAATGCAGGGAAGCCCATTCTCTGCTATGCCATTTCCAGGTGATCATCTACAGTTTGAACCGATAGTAATCACATTCAAAATGGACGAGGCATTGCTTGCCTATACCGAGATCTATGGATGGATGGAAGCTCTAGGTTTCCCACAGAACTTTGAACAATACAGACAGGGAACCAGACCAGCAACAACCGCTGGGAAACAGGTCACGGTATCCGATGCCTCTCTGATTGTTCTATCATCTGCCATGAACCCCCTGTTCATCTATAAGTTCAAGAACCTGTTCCCAACAGCCATTGGTTCATTCAACTTCGATTACAGAGAAAGGGATGTTACCTACATCACCTGTGACGTTCAGTTCCACTATGGATTCATGACCGTTTCAAGAGACCCACAAGACTTCGGTGCTTGATTATATCACCTTTTTATGATATAATCAAATCTTTTGAGAATATAGTATGCGCATTGACGAAATCCAGGAACTCTGGCAGCAAGACAGCGAAATAGATCGCATGGAACTTGGGCATGAGGCTATCAAGATCCCGAAACTCCATGCTAAATATTATAAGATCTATATCGATGAACGTCTTGCCCTAAGAAAAGCCCAAGCAGATTATAAGGTACTTATCAAAGATAAGCAATCCTACTACATGGGTACTATGGACAAGGCAGACCTTGATGCGCGTGGATGGGAACCCAACCCGCTGAGAATCCTGAAAGCAGACATTCCAACCTACTTGGAAGCTGACCAGGATATCATCAAACAGTCGCTAAAGATTGGGTATCAACAAGAGAAAGTTGATTTCTTAGAGAGCATCATCAAATCCCTGAGAGAGCGTGGATTCAATATTAAATCTGCTATTGAGTGGGAGAGATTCAAAGTCGGTGGTTAATGAGTGATCTGGTAAGATTAGAAAAATATAACGAAGTATACTTGAGGGTTCGTTGTGAACCCTCTATCATGTACGAAATGTGCGATGCGTTCACCTTCATGGTTCCGAATGCAAAGTTCTCACCTCAGTATAGAAACCGAGTGTGGGATGGGAAGATAAGACTTCTCAATACAACGACAGGGTTGATATACCGAGGACTAGCAGACCACATCAAAGAGTTCTGCGACAAGCGCGATTACCCCATTGAGATTGACCCAGAGTTTGCAGCTGCTGAGTTCTCGGTCCACGAAATGGAAGAGTATGCCAAGACGCTCAATCTACCATTCAAACCCCATGACTACCAGATCGATGGCGTAGTCCAAGCAATACGAAGCAAACGAAGACTTCTGCTATCCCCGACAGCCTCTGGTAAATCGTTGATGATTTACATGCTGCTAAGACATTACGCAAAGCGTACCCTGATCGTTGTACCATCAATCAGCCTTGTGCATCAGATGGCATCTGACTTTGCTGAATACGGTTTCAACTCAGATAAGTATGTCCACAAGATCTTCCAGGGACAGGAAAAGGGAACCGAAAAACCCATTGTAATCACTACCTGGCAGTCGATTGTCGATATGCCGAAGAAGTGGTACGAGAACTTTGACCTCGTGATCGGTGACGAGGCGCATAACTTCAAAGCCAAATCGCTGCTATCCATCATGAACAAGATGGAAAACATCAAGTATCGCGTGGGCTTTACAGGTACGCTAGACGGAACCCAGACCCATAAGCTGGTGCTGGAAGGACTGTTCGGACCTGTCTATAAAGTCATCTCCACAGCTGAGATGATTGAACAAAATCACGCATCCAACTTCCTCATCAAGAACATCGCTCTGATGTACAGTGACGATGAAAGAAGGGATGTTTCCAAGATGACCTATCCACAAGAAATGGAGTTCTTGGTCAAACATCCGAAGCGAAATAACTTCATCAAAAACCTTGTGCTTTCATCCAAAGGAAACACCCTTGTTTTGTTCCAACTAGTTGACAAACATGGAAAAATCCTGTATAATCTTATAAAAGATGAAGCTGAAGCGCAGGGGCGTAAAGTCTTCTTCATTCATGGTAAAGTCGATGGTGATGAGCGAGAAGCTATTCGCCATATTGTCATGAAAGAAAAGAACGCAATTATGATTGCGTCCTATGGTACGACTTCTACGGGTGTCAACATTCCAAACTTGGATATGGCGATATTCGCAAGTCCGTCTAAGGCAAGAATACGAAACCTTCAATCGATTGGTCGTATTCTGCGTAAGGCGGATGGTAAAGAATTAGCGGTTCTGATCGACATTGCTGACGATCTGACCTGGAAGAGTAAAAAGAATTATACGCTGCTGCACTTCATCGAAAGAATGAAGATCTACGCTGAAGAGCAGTTTGAATACAAAACATATACGGTAAAGTTGACATGAATATTTGTTTGATTAGGTCTACGGACTATGACGTTCTAGGTGAGGTTATTAAGACGGGATTGTTCTCTATCACCGTCAAGAACCCCATCCGTGTTGTCGATAGCCAGGACAAGCAGAACGCGATGAACTATATGGTCTATAGCCCATTCATCGGTCCTGTTGTTAAGCTCAATAGACTGACCATTTCTTCTGTCACTCCCGTAAGTGAACTAACCAAGAGTTTCTATGTCAAAACCGTTCTGTTCATGAGCAAGCACGTCATTAAAGAGTACGATAGAGGCATTATGAAATACATACAGGAACTAGACACCGCAATGGACAATTTCGAGAAAAGAAGAGAGTATATGGAAAATACCGACTCTGATGTTGTCGTTGTCGGGACAACACCAGGAAGTAAACTACATTGAGCGAAGCACCGAGTAATCACTACGTTGACAATAAAAGACTTTTCGAAGCGATTATGGTTTATAAGGCAGAACGCGCTAAAGCGTTAGCCGATGGTAAGCCGTCACCTAGAATACCAGAGTATGTGGGAGCGTGTATTCTAGCCATCGCACAGAACGTGGCTAAGATGCCAAGGTTCTATAACTACCCATTCAAAGTTGATATGATATCGGACGGCGTAGAGAACTGCTGCATGTACTTCCACAATTTCAACGAAGAGAAGACTCAGAACCCGTTCAACTATTTTACGACAATTATTTACTACGCTTTTCTTAGAAGGATTCAGAAAGAAAAGAAACAACTGTATATCAAGCAGAAGCTCATGCAACACTCGATAGCCTTCAATGAAATGTTTGATATATCAGAACAGGACATGGATGATGGGTGGCAGATGGTGTTGACCGAATCCACCGATAAAATGAATGACTTTACAAACACCTATGAGGCATGGGTGCAGCGTAAAAAAGAAAGACGTGAACGTAAGGTCGATTCGCTGGAAACCACCGCTGAAGAAGCGCATTTTGAATTAGAGGATTTGACAGATGGAACAGAGATCGAATCACCAGATACCTGGGATGATCCAGGAATGGGTGAAACTGGCTACGAACCGTAAGCTACCAGAGCATGTAAGATACAACTACATCAAGGTATTGACGGCAATTCGTGATTATTGTGATGATGCCATTAGAGCATACAAGAACGAAAGAAAGAAATGACAACACAGATAGCCCTAATCAACGACACGCATTGGGGTGTTCGTAATGATGATCAAAACTTCTCGAATTACTTCAAACGCTTTTACGAAAGCGTTTTCTTTCCTACGCTCAAACAGCGCGGGATTACTCGTATTTTCCACCTTGGCGATATTGTTGATCGTAGAAAGTTTATTAATTTTGCTTCTGCTCGAAGCATGAGAGAAGACTTCATTGAAATGTGTGTTCGCAACGGTATGGAACTGCACATTATCCTTGGCAACCATGACGTGTTCTACAAGAATACCAATGAACTAAATGCCATGGACGAACTCAATGTCAGTAAATATCATGGGGTGTATGTTTACAAGTATCCAACAGAAGTCGAGATAGATAATCTGAAGGTTCTGCTGATGCCATGGATCTGCTCAGGTAACTACGAGCAAGCCATGAGAGCCATCGAGATTACAGACGCTGAAGTTCTGTTCGGTCACTTAGAACTCTCAGGCTTTGCCATGTACAAGGGCAGCATCAACGACCACGGTATGTCGCCAAGCGTGTTCTCGAAGTTTGATCAAGTCATGACAGGACACTACCATCACAAGTCCAGTTCGGGCAACATCAATTATCTTGGTGCGCCATACCAGATGACCTGGAGTGACTATGGTGACCCTCGTGGATTCCATATCTATGATACCGCTAACCGTGTGTTGACCTACATCGAAAACCCTATTGAAATGTTCCACAAAGTCGTATATAATGACGATGGGAAAAATATGGAAGAAGTCTTGATCGACTGTGAGCCATACCGCGACACCTACATCAAGCTGATTGTCGAGAGTAAAACAAACCCACTGTGGTTCGATATGCTCATCAATAAGTTTGAAGCCGCTGGTGTGAAAGACCTGAAGATCATTGAAGACATGGAACAGATCGATGTTGACGATGATGTTATTGACGAGGCGGATGATACCTTGACCATTCTGAACAGCTATATTGACCAGATTGAAATGAAGGGTAGCCGCCAAGATTTGAGTGACCTACTGCGAGATCTTTACCGAGACGCAGCAAGCAGAGAGTGAGGTTGTTTTGATAAAATTCCGAAAGGTGCGTTGGCGTAACTTTTTAAGTACGGGTGACGTGTTTACTGAAATCCAACTTGATCGCTCCCACACCACACTGATTGTCGGTGAGAACGGTGCTGGTAAATCGACTATCCTGGACGCTATCTCGTTTGCTCTGTTCGGCAAACCGTTCCGTAATGTCAAGAAAGACCAGCTGGTGAACAGCATCAACAACGGCAAGACGGTTGTCGAGTTGGAGTTTGAGATTGGCGATAAATCATACCAGATTCGCCGTGGCATCAAGCCAGCTTTGTTTGAGATATACCAGAACGGTGAGTTGATCGACCAGAACGCTGCGGTGCGTGAGTACCAGGAATATCTTGAGACCAACATCATCAAGATGAACCAGAAGTCGTTCTCCCAGATTGTGGTGATTGGTTCTGCATCCTATGTACCGTTCATGCAGCTATCAGCAGCCCATCGCCGTGAGGTGATTGAGGATCTTCTTGACCTTCAGGTGTTCAGCACCATGAACACTCTGCTCAAAGAACGTATTTCTGAAAACAAGCTTGATATCCAAAGCACCGATTATAGCATTACTATGGCACAGCAGTATATCAAGCTGGTCAATGAGGGTAATGACAAGATCAAGCAGATGGACGAAGACACCATCAAGTCTCTTGTCGCTAAGATAGAAGTTGAAAAGCAAAAGGCTACCGAAAAGGCTGATAGAGTCAAGTGGATGGTTACTCAGATTGCCGAGATCAAGGCTAGTCATTCAGAACGATCTAGGATTGAAGCTGCTGCGCAGAGTGCCCGTAAGCATCAGCAGAAGTACGAGAGAATCGCATCTGAGCTTCAGAAAGAGCTTGAGTTTCTTCATAAGAATGATGACTGCCCGACTTGTAAGCAGCATATCGCAGCGGAGTTCAAGCAGAAGACTGTTGACGAGAAAGAATCTCTGATCCAGGATGCTATTCTTGAGATCGAGAAGTGTGACCATGTATTTGACAGAATTGAAGATGACCTGAACAAGTTCATTGAAGATGATAATCGAATCGCGGCTCTTGAGGCTGATATTCACAACACCACCTTTGAGATCAAGACTCACGCCAAGGTTGCCAAAGGATATGATGACGAGATCCAGAGAATCCGTAACCGCCCAAGCACAGATCCTGTCGGTGAAATGCAAGCTGGTGCGAAAGAAAAAGAGCTTGCGGAACTCCTTGTTCGTAAAGAATCGTTGCTGAGAGATAAGGACACTCTTGAGACCGCTGCGCTTCTATTGAAAGATGGTGGTATCAAAGCCAAGATCATCAAGCAGTATGTTCCAATCATGAACAAGCTGATCAACAAGTATCTGGCTGCGATGGACTTCTTTGTGCAGTTTGAACTGGACGAGAACTTCAACGAAACCATCAAGTCCCGATTCCGTGACGAATTCAGCTACGCTTCGTTCTCTGAGGGCGAGAAGACCCGTATCGACTTAGCTCTTCTATTCACCTGGAGAACCATTGCAAGGATGCGTAACTCCACCACCACGAATCTCTTGATTCTTGACGAGATCTTCGATGGTGCACTGGATAGCGGTGGTACGGATGAGTTCCTGAAAATCATCAACACCATCGATGGTGACAACAATACCTTTGTTATTAGCCACAAAACTGACCAGATGTACGACAAGTTCCATAGCATTATTAAGTTTGAGAAGTACAAATCATTTTCGAGGATTGCCCCATGATTTATAAACTACTACCAGAAAACCATGAAATGTTGTTCCAGGAAATGCCTGTGTTCGACTTCGGTAACCCGCCCTGTGACCCAGAGCAGCTGGCACTTGACTTGATCGAAACAATGAGGCATAATCAGGGTATCGGTCTTTCGGCTAACCAAGTCGGTCTTCCGTATCGCGTATTCGTTATGGAAGGCGAACCCGCCTTTGCTTGCTTCAATCCAAAGATTGTTGCCGTTAGCCAGGACACCATTAAGATGCGTGAGGGGTGTTTGTCGTATCCAGACTTCTGGATTGATATCGAAAGACCCTTTACGGTCAAGGTGCGCTTCGCGACCCCATCGGGGGCTGTGACCACCAAGACCTTTGATGAGTGGCATGGTCGATGCTTCTTACATGAACTGGACCACCTGAACGGTATCCCATTCTACAAGAATGCAACCCATATACAACTTGAAGCAGCCCGTAAACGCAGAAACAAAGTAACCCGTCTAAAAAAGAGGATTTCCAAATGATCGAACAACCAGCAAGACTTCCACATGTATATCCGCTGAACAAGCAGATCCTGATTAAAGCCAACCCTATTGACACCCGTACCGCTTCTGGTATAATTGTCGAAACTGGAACGGGGAACGAATCCCGAACCGCAGTTGTTGTTGAGTGTGGACCTGATGTACAATTAGTAAAACCAGGGTATACTATCTACTTGATGTGGACCAAGGCTTTACCAGTTCGTATAAATAGTGTAGACTACTCCTTCATCAAAGAAGAAGATATTGTTGCAATTCTAGACAAAGTGTGATATAATCTTGTATAAATAGATTATGAACGAAGCGGAACTTTCCACTTGCACTTCTGTCTAAATAGGTGTACAATCTCCTTCTTTGAAAAA